CCTTTTACAGTCCGACCTTATCCCATTCCGTGACGAGTAAGCCCAAAAAGACCCAACCGCTACGAGGGGCAACCAAACCGAGGGTTCATTCACCACTTCTCAAAGGCAAGACCAGAGCTAATGAAGTAATTGAAATGGTTGAGCGTCTAAAGATGGACAAGCTCATGCCATATCAGGAGTTCATCCTCAAAGACATGATGATGGTCGATAAGAAAAATAATTATCGGAGAAAGACTTCGCTGTTGCTGATTTCAAGACAAAATGGCAAAAGTCACCTAGGTAGAGTCAGAGTTATCTGGGGCATGTTCTATGGGGATGAAAAGAAGATACTTATCATGTCTGCCAATAGAGCTACATCGCTGATGCTTTTTCGAGAGATTGCATGGATCATAGAATCAACACCAGAGCTAAAGGCAATGACTAAGGTAATTAGGTATGCCAATGGCGGGGAAAGAATAGAGCTACTTAATGGAGCGACTCTGGATGTAATTAGCGATAACTCATCTTCTCCCAGAGGTCGCACTGCTGACTTCTTATGGATCGATGAAATCCGAGAAATCTCAGAGGACGGGTATAAAGCAGCAGTGCCAGTGACTCGAGCCCGCGCCAATTCCCAGACATTTTTGACATCTAATGCTGGTGATGTATTCAGTTCTGTGCTTAATTCGCTTGTCGAGCGCGCTAAGGAGTATCCACCAGAGACTTTTGGTTACTATGAGTATTCTGCTCCACAGTATTGCAAGATAGACATAACCCTAGATTCTTTTTGGCGAGATGCAGTAGTTCCTAGCAATCCAGCTTTGGGGTACATAATTACAAAAGAGTCAATAGAGGAAGCAATCGCTACAGCTGCCACAGAAACGACCAGAACCGAGACGCTTTGCCAATTCGTGGATTCTTTGCAATCACCATGGCCTTTTGGCATTCTTGAGGATACAAGCGATAACACCCTAGAAATTGCAGTTGGGGCTTATACTATATTTGGTTTCGATGTCAGTCCTTCGAGAAGGAACGCATCTTTAGTCGCTGGACAATTACTTCCAGACGGAAGGATTGGCATCGGAATTATGCAGACTTGGAGTTCTCAGGTCGCAGTAGATGATCTAAAGATTGCAGCTGAGATAAAAGGCTGGTGCGATCTGTTTCACCCGCGTATGGTCTGTTATGACAAATATGCCACACAGTCAATAGCCGATAGATTAAAACAAGCTGGTGTAATGACCGAGGATGTCTCAGGCCAGCAGTTCTATCAGGCCTGTGGGGATTTGCTCACTGGATTGGTAACGCGTAAGGTCGTTCATAACGGGCAGGCAGAATTGATTCAACAGATGAATAACTGTGCAGCCAAAGTCAATGATTCAGCTTGGCGTATCGTGAAAAGACGCAGTTCTGGCGATATTAGCGCACCTATCGGAATTGCAATGGTGGTAAGCAAGTTAATGCTTCCAGCACCTAAACCTCAGATTTATAGTTAGACACGCACTAGCATATTGTCTAATTTCTTGACAAATGCTACAATTTCTGTCTATGGGTATCTTCTCGCGTAAGCCTCAAATCTTGGAAGCGCAAAACGCGCCCCAGATAATGACTGATAATTTTTACACTTTTAACAATGTATTCCCAGTCAGCATTTCTCGCGTAGAAGCTTTAGGCGTGCCAGCTATTAAAAGATGTCGCGATTTAATTTGTGGCACTATTGCTAGCATCCCACTTGAGTATTACAAAAAATCAACAGGTGAAATGGTTGCTCCACCTAGATGGATAGAGCAACCTTCTAGATCACAACCGAGATTTGAAACATTATATTTTACTTTAGATAGCCTTCTTATGTATGGAGTCAGCTATTGGCTTATTACAGAGACTTATTTAGAAGATAACAGAATGGCTAATGCGCAATGGGTTGCTAACAATCGCGTTACATTTAATACAGATGCAATGAATAATTATGTGACACAGTATTATGTTGATGGAAAGCCTGTACCTATGACAGGTCTTGGATCGTTAATTACTTTTCAAAAAGATGAAGGCATTTTAGCAGTTGGGGCATCAACTATAAGAGCAGCTCTTAATGCACAAAGAGCAGCCAGTATCGCATTGGAAACGCCATCAGCAACTGGATTTCTGAAAAATTCGGGAGCTGACCTTCCACCTAATGAAGTTACTGGACTTTTAGCTGCATGGAAGCGCGCCCGCCAAAATAATGGCACAGCTTATTTAACTGCAACTCTCGATTATCAAACCACAGGATTTAGTCCTAAAGACATGGCTTATCAAGATGCCATACAAGGATTAGCGACTGAATGCGCAAGACTTTGTTCTGTTGATCCATATTATGTTTCTGCTTCAATGAACACGACTATGACCTATGCCAATGTCCAAGACGAAAGGAAACAGATGGTTGCACTAACTCTGCAACCATATGTATCTGCTATAGAGTCAAGGCTCAGCATGGATGATGTCAGCACAGCTGGACATTATGTCAAATTCTGTTTAGATGATAATTTCTTAAGAACAGAACCAATGGAAAGATTGTTAGTGCTTGAAAAAATGTTGGCACTTAATCTTATTACAACTGAACAAGCAATGGAAATGGAAGATTTATCACCTAACGGGAATGGCAGCTAATGGAAACTCTATATATCGAAGCATCCTCAATCGAATGCTCAGAAGAACGCCGAGAAATTTCTGGAAAGATTGTGCCTTATGGTATGGGCGAGATTGGTAGCACCAATCTTGGCTCTTACGCTTTTGAAGCAGGTTCTATTGCTATTGCAGACCCGACAAAAATTAAATTGTTAGCACAGCATGACACATCAAGGCCTGTTGGTCGCATGACAAATTTCGAAGAAAAAGAAGATGGCATTTATGCAACATTCAAATTAAGTCGCAGTCAAGCTGGTACAGATGCCATGATCATGGCAAGCGAAGGACTGGTTGCAGGTTTGAGCATCGGGGCGGAAATTACAGAGTCTAAACCATCTAGAGATGGTTACACATTTGTAACAGCAGCTAAGTTAAAAGAAGTTTCTTTAGTCTCAGAGCCAGCCTTCAAATCTGCTCAAGTACTAGAGATAGCAGCAGAGGAAGTTATCCCTGTTGAAGAAAATCCAACTACAGAAAGCGAGACTCCAGTCGTGGAAGATACCACACCAGTCGAAGCAACACCATCAGTAGAAGCTGCGGCTGTCGAGGCTGCTCGCCCTACTGTTACAGCAAGCTATTACACAAAGCCAAGAATTGAGCTAACAAAGCGCAACTACTTGGAAAACACATTAAAGGCTAATGTTTTTGATGATCAGGACGCTCGTCAATGGCTACGCGCTGCTGACAATGATCAGACAACAGGTGCAGGATTTATTCCAACACCACAAAGCACACAACTTCTTAACTTCTTGGCTAATGCAGATCGTCCTCTTATTGATTCAATTTCTTCTGGAACAATGCCAGAATTTGGAAAAACATTCGAATTGCCTAAGGTTACAGAAGTTCCAATTGTAGATCAGATTGATGAAAATGCTCCTGTTACAGAGTCACAACTTGAAGCGTCTTACATCACAGTCACAAAGAAGTCTTTCAAGGGTCGTGCAATTACTACGCTAGAACTTCTAACAAATTCAACACCTGCCTTTCTAGATGAGCTTCTTGTTCAGATGGAATTTGCTTATGCAAAAGATACTGAACAATTTGTTACAACTGCTATTCAAGGCGCAGGTACTCTTAACGCAACAGCGCAGGCTAATTCATCAACAGGTTTGTTAAACTATGTTTCAAGTGCCGCAGCAGCAGTTTATTCTGCATCACTTGGATTTGGTCGGAACATGGTTGTTACTCCTGAACAATGGGCTAACATTATGAGCTACAACGATAATGGCCGTCCAATCTACATTGCTGCTAACCCACAAAATGCGGCTGGTGCGCTCTCACCTTTGAGCGTTCGCGGATCGGTAGCAGGTCTTGATCTTCGCGTTTCTCGCTACATGCAGGGTTCTGGTGGAGTAGGCACAGCAGATTACTCAATGGTTGTAATTAACCCAGATGCTTACACATGGTACGAGTCTGCTCGTCAGCAGCTTCGCACAAACATTAACTCTGACGGAACTGTGGATATTCTACTGTTCGGTCAGGGCGCACTTGCTACAAAACTTGCAGCAGGCGCAAACTGGTTTAACCTAACCTGATAGAAACACACTAAGTCGCTCTGAGGGGTAGTAGCCCTCTACCCCTCAGAGTCTTAAGAAAGGAATGGCAATGGCACTTACCACAGTCAGCGAATTACGCACCACGCTTGGTGTTGGCACGCTATACACTGATGCCGTTCTACAAGAAGTCTGTGACGCAACGGATGTAGTTTTACTGCCTATGCTTTGGCAGAATGAGCTTTACAATACTCATCAAAGTTTGGCTAACAATGTAGCAACACTTTATTTTAATACAGAAGTTATTGATTTTTATTATGTAGGCCAAAGCGTAACTATTACAAAAAATGGCAGTCCGTACAACGGAACAAAAACCATAACAGGTGTGAATAATTATTCAATTGAATACGCAGCTACAGGCGCAGATCAAGGCAAACACGCCATTCAACCTTTTGGAACTGTTGCTTTTGGAAACACCGATTATTCAACCGATACAGCAATACAGAATGCAGCTTTGATGATCGCTGTCGATATCTGGCAAGCAAGAACCGCTACCCTTTCAGGTTCAAACCTTGTCGATTACCAGCCATCCCCGTACAGGATGTCAGCGCAACTTTTGGCAAAAGTACGGGGCATGATTATCCACGCAATAAGTCCTAATTCAATGGTCGGATAATGCCACCAGTTGCTATTACGACACTTAGAACGACACTTGCCACAGCTCTAGTCGATAACTCAAAATGGCAGACCTTTGCATTCCCGCCTGCCACAGTATTGGCTAACTCAGTCATAGTCAGCCCTGATGATCCATATTTGACACCAAATAACAACTCTCAGATTTCAATTAGTCCTTTAGCCAATTTTCGGCTAATTATCACGACCCCTTTATTTGATAACGAGGGCAACCTTAACGGTATAGAAGATTTTGTAGTTCGAGTGTTTAACCTACTTGCTGCATCTTCTTTGACTTATAATGTAAGCGCGATAAGCGCACCTAGCGTTCTCAATGCTGCTTCGGGAGACCTTCTCAGTTGCGAGATGTCCGTATCAATTCTAACAAGTTGGAGTTAAATTATGTCCGATAACGACAAAGCAAACGCAGAATGGCTCGTGCGAATCGGTCAAACTGCAACAGCACCAAAACCAGTTACTAAGAAAGATGAGGAATAGAAATGGCTCAAGGCTTAACAAATAAGGTCGGATTCAAAGTAGGATCATCAGACCCTGCCTCAATTGATCTTAGCGCGTTCGTAACCAGCTTTACATTGACAAGATCAGTCGAAAGCTTAGAAACCACAGCGATGGGCGATACAGGCAGACGCTATGTTGCTGGATTGCAAAATAATACAATTACAGTTGAACTAATCAATGACGATGCTGCTTCTGCTGTGCTTCAGACTATGAACACTTTGTTTGCTACTAATGCATATTTCAAGTGCGCACTAGATAAGTCATCAACAGGTTCAGCAGCTAACCCATTTTACAGTGGGCTAATCTTGGTGGATTCTATTACTCCAATTAACGGAGCTGTAGGCGATCTAGGAACTCAGAGCTTGACTTTTCAGGTCTCAGGAGCAATCACAGTAGCTACTACAGGTACATTCTAAACAACTAAACAAAGGGGCAATCATGGCACAGTTGAAAGTAACATTTGTAGATGGAAAAGTAGTGCAAGGGGAAGTAACTCCCCTTATTGAATATCTATTCGAACAGCATTACAAAATGGGCTTCCATAAAGCGTTTCGAGAAGAAGAAATGCAGACACAAATATATTTCCTTGCTCATGAGGTCACTAAACGGCTAGGTGAGCCAGTAGATGCAAGGTTAGAGACTTTCATCAGCACTCTTAAAAGTGTTGAGGTGTTGGACTCAGACCCTTTGTCTTAAGGCGCGATTTCCCATTCACTTACCTTATTGCTCGCTTGAGCATTAGGTTGGGGATTGCGCCACAGCAGTTGCTAGAGTTAGACCCAATAATGCTTCAAGCCTTGTTGCAGGGTCTTAGAGATGATGCAAAGGAGATGAACGATGCCAACAGAAATAAGGGGCGCAATCGCACTTCGTAAAGCCATCAAAAACTTTAGTCCAGATTTAGCAAAAGAAACTCAAAAAGAATTGGGCGAGCTTCTAAAGCCCATTACCAATAAAGCTAGAGGATTTATACCATCACAAGCTCCTATCAGTGGATGGGGTAAAAGCAGTTCAACTAAATGGGGTACTGATCGCATTTGGAGTACGGGTAAAGCCAAGCGCGGTATTGGATATAAGACCACACCATCTAAACCCAACAATAAAGGATTCAGAGCCTTAGCTCGCATTGTGAATGCTTCTGCTGCTGGTGCTATTTATGAGACAGCTGGTCGCAAGAATCCTAATGGTCGCGAGCAAGCTCCTATGGCTAGAGTTGTGCGTGAAAGTCAAGCCAATTATGGACAAATGATTCGTTCTGGCAACAAAGAACAATCCAGAAGTAATAACCCTAAAGCTGGTGCGCAGTTTATTGATGCCATGAATCAGTATGGGCAAATAATAGATGCCAATAATCAGACAGGTGCAGGTCGTAGGTCACGCAAGATGAAGGGTCGCGCAATCTTTCGAGCATGGAAAGAAGATGGCGGAAAGACTAACGCAGCAGTTGTCAGAGCTATTGAAAACTCAAAAGATAAGTTCTATGCATCGTTGGGAGCAAAATAATGGCCGTTGATCCATCCGTAGTCATTAACATAGCAGCAGAATATACTGGCAAAAAAGCCTTCAACCAAGCAGATACAGCTGCGAAAAAATTAACTAAGACTGTTGGTAATTTAGCCAAAGGATTTGGTTTAGCCTTTGGAGCAAGACAACTTGCTCAATACAGCAAGCAAGCAGTTAATGCTTTTATAGCTGATGATAAAGCGGCAAGAACTCTTTCTCGTACTTTGAATAATCTAGGTCTAGCCTTTGCTGATCCAGCAGTAAAAACTTTTATATCCGACTTGGAAAAGCAATTTGGCATTCTTGATGATCAACTTCGCCCTGCTTATCAGAAGTTAGTTACAACAACTGGAGATTTTCGTAAGTCTCAGCAGTTGTTAAAAACTGCACTTGACTTGAGCGCGCAAAGTGGTGTGGATGTCGTTTCAGTATCAGATGATATTGCAAAGGCTTTTGCGGGCAATACAAAAGGATTGCAAAAATATGGCTTAGGTTTAAGTAAAGCCCAACTAAGTGCCATGTCATTTGAAGAAGTCCTTCTTAGAATCACAAAGATTTCTAATGGTCAGGCAGCTCTTGCAGCTAATACCTATGCTGGAAAACTAGATAAACTTAATGTTGCAGCTGCCAATGCCTCAGAAACTATTGGCGGTGCGTTAATAGATGCATTTGCGACCTTTGCAGGCAATGGCGATATAGATAAAGCAACTGCCAAGATTGATTTCTTTAGCAAATTGTTGGCAACTATTATTTCTCCTAAACTTATGGAACAGGCTTTAAGCCAAGTTGATTTCAAGTTTGGGCTTATTCCAACTATTAAAACACCTTTGACTAATCGTTCAAAGAGTCCAGCAGGGACTTATGCCAGAAATCAAGCAGAGATTAAAGCTGCTGCTGCTGCTAAGAAGCAACAGGCTGACATTCTTGCAACTAGTAAGAAAACATTAAAATCCCAACAAGATGCCCTTAAATTGGCTAAGGCCAAGTCAATCTTTGACATTCAAAAGATTCAAATTGAAGCTGCTCTTAAAGGCAAAATTTCAGAAGAAGATCGTATTCGTCTTAAGTTGATGCAGGCTATTGAAAATGAAAACATTGACCAGATAGATAAATACACCAAGATGCTTGACACTGCA